TAATATCAAGAGCAGAAGCAACAATCGCATCATAATCCATATTATCATAGTCTGAGTAGACCATGGTTCTAAGGTATTGCCAATTAATGTTTATTTGAGAACCTAATAAAGAGGAGGCTGCAGGGGAGTATAAGCGATTGTATCTATCCATTAAAGAATTTGTAGCAATGTCTCCAGATTGTTGAATTGAATCAACATCCATTACTTTTAATTGGTTTCCTCCTTGATTTCTTACAATAACATCTGTTGAAAATAATCGTTGTAATCGAGTAAATAAACTAGTATCTGCCATTTTTGTTTTTGTTGTGTATAAATATTATAATAACCAATTAATATTCTCTATTCCTTTATCAGTTTCCATAGTATAGGGATTTTGAATTTTATTATAGTTATAAGCTCCAACATACGTACTTTTGCTCATATTACCAAGCGTAGCTCGAGTCATATCATAAGATTGTTGTTGAAATTTTAAAGATGTGTCTCTTAAATACATTCCTATACCAAAAGACATTACTAAATCATCATTATATCCTGTTTGAGCTTCAGGTCTACCATTTTTCCAAATGAAAACTTTCATTTCTTCTAATAATCGTTTTGAACGAATTGTTACTGATCGATCTCCAACATATTCTCTAAATTTGTTTACTACAAGTGGTCTTGTTCTTAAAGACATTGTAAAACCGGGAGTCATATCAGAAGTACCCTCAAATACTCTTAAATAGGATTCAGCCGTCATTGTATCTGATTTGGGGGAGTGGTATAAATTACGATAATTTCTTTCAATTATAGAATCTAAAGTTGCCCAACCAATGGATGCATTTTCTACAACTAACATTGCATTGTTGTATTCAGAAGCTAAACCAACTAAAAAATATCCAAACTCTTTAGGTGATAATTGACCTTTATATTCTGCCACTTGTGTATTAGTTGCTATATCAATAACATGACATGCTGAGGAATCTTTTCCATCTCCTCTAGCAACATCCGCCATAATCATATAATCTCTAGTATAGTCTGCAGGTTCCCAAATCCAAAGATTTTGATCTGCTCCTCTTCGTTCTAAAGGATCTTGAACCGTAGTTTCTTTAATAAAATCTATCCATTCACTATAAAATACAACATCTCCAGAAGTACTAAAATCACAATCACATTCTTGAGATGCTAATCTAGGATCACCTAATAATTCATCTTGACGTTTTCTCCATTCTTCATTTCTTTCAGGATGGACATACCAAGGTAATTTAATAGGTAAAAAATCATTTTCTTGAGATTCAGCTCTAACCCATGTTTGGTGAAACCAATTACCAGTACCATAAGGAGTTGATAATACAATAGCACCACCACCTGTTGCTAATGTTTGTTGAGCTGATGCCCAAATTTCTCCAATATTTTCAATAAAGGCCGCTTCATCTATTATTAATAAAGATACTGCTTCTGATCTACCGGCATCACTAGATGCTGAGGTAGCTTTTATTTGAGAACCATTATTTAATCTTAAGGTTAGCTTATTATGTTCATCTGCTGGGATTTTAAGCCATGAAGGTAAGTTATCAAACATAAACTTAACCTTTGTAACCATGTTTTTAGCAGTTTCTTGCTTAGTAGCAATACAAAGTACATTTTTATCTTTTTGAAATAACATCAACCATAATGAATAACTTGCAGCTAATGTTGAGATACCTAATTGACGAGATTTTAATACAATTGAGTAAGGATTATCTCTAAATAAACGTAAGGTTTTTTCTTGAAAAGGATATAAATTAAATAATATTCTACCTCTTTGAGGATGTTGAATATGACAGTATTTTTTCATAAAATGAGCAGGGTCAGATGCACATTTTAAATACTCTTCACGTATTATTTGTCTTAAGTCGGGTTGTTGACTCATTTTCCTAGTTTCCAGTACATACGAGCTGATAATACTGGGACTAGATTTTGATTAATGCCAATTCCAAGGCCGTATGCTTGTTTCTTTTTATTTTTATATAACAATTCAGTACCAAAATAATTTATTTGGTTAGAAGTTCCGGCACCACCAAGCCCAATATAAAATTCTCTTTGATTAATATAAATTTTTTCAGTAATAGTGATTTGAGGATATTTTAAAGTATACTTAATTTGTCTTCCAATAATTCTATTTTGGGAAATAGTATCTAAAATAGTTAAATATAAGCTATCAAGATTTTGTTCATCATCATAATATACTTCAGAATAATAATCTGCTAATATAGCAGCTGTATCAATTTGATTAGATATTAAAAAAGTATCAATATTAATTTTATTAATATATTTAACTTTAGGAATATAAACTGGGGTAGTTTTAGTTATAGTAATATATTCTACTAATGTATCTCTTTCAATACGAGCTTCATTTTGAGGTGTTGAACTTTTACCAGAACAATTTCTCATCAATAATATAACAATAATCAAAAATAGTATGATTACTGTTTGTAAATTTTTAAAAACCTTTTTTAAATCCATATTATTCGTCTTCGTCATCAATTGAAGGATTAATCATAGCTTCTAATTCTTTTTTAAGCTTAGTTAAACCTTTTAATTGATCAACATATTTTTGTTTTTCGCTATCTTCAGCTGATTTGTATTTGTTTAAAACTGATTTCATCATTTTAACTGTTTCACTATATTTGGATTGTAATTTAGCAATCGAAGTATTAGCAGCAATGTCTTTTTCTGTTGGTTCAACATCAAATTCTTCTTCATTTTCTAAAGTAACACTACCTCCTGCTTTTAAAGTATTAATAGGGGTTACTTTATCTTTTGATGCTGCAAATTTAGGATCTTTTTGGAGGGCAGCTACTGCTGCTGGTCCAACATATGTACCCTCATCTACACTAATTTCAGATAATTCTGTTACGATAAGTTCTTTGATGTATTCTTTGGCTTCAGATTTTTTCATTGGTAAAAAATATTTTGTTATAAATATTACAAAGAAAGTGTAGATTTCACCTGTGCAATACGTTCTTCAGTAGAACCTTTAATATGCACTAATTTTTTTATTCTATGTTTATTAGAATCTAACTGGTATTTAATGAGAAAATTAATAGTTTCTCTATAATTTAAATCTGTTTCACGAACACCATTATCTTCCATATCAACACCTTCAGGAGAAACATAAAATAGATAATCATATTCATGAAGCATTGTTTTAGCAAATTCACAAAATTTTTCAGCATCATAATAATTCATTGATTTAGATGCTTTAGCAAACGCCATAACATCAATAATTGTGCGATCAGTAATGATGTTTTCTTGCATTAATTCGCTTGCTCGTTCAGCTAAAAATACTGCTTGACCTTTAGTTGTTGAATCTGTGTTCAAGGGAATACCTAATTCCATTAAATATTTTGAACGTTCTGTTCTAAATGTATAATCTTTAAATTCAGGTAATTCTTTCAACGCATTAACAAGCGTTGTTTTACCTACTGACATTGTTCCGCAAAAACCTATTTTCATAATTGTGATGATCCTGGTAATACTCTATAACTATCTTCTTCAAAGTGTTTGGTAGATACTTCAAAAATTGTAGCTCCTTCTGTAAGTGCTATTAATTGATGTGGTTGACCTTGTTCTAAATCTACAACATCTCCTTCAACAATCCTAGTTGATTTAATAGTTGCTTTTTCAGTATCAATCCATCTATATTCAAATTCTCCTTTAGACACATACCATGATTCTTCTTTAATCATATGATAATGCATTGAGAATTTTTTATCCTTTTTAAATACAAGAAGTTTACCACAATAAGCTTCATGATTTATAATCCAAAGCTCATAACCCCATGCTTTTTCGTATCTATCTCCCTTACGGGGAATTGGTTCATATTTGTGTCCCATTTTAGAATCGATTTGTTTGTCCTTTTAATCCAGGATTTTTATACCAAGGTAATCCTTCTCTTTCTTTACGAGCATGTCTCCATTCTTCCTCTGATTTTTTAATACCATTAAGATAATATTCACGTTTGCGTTTATCACCTTCGGGAATTAATGCTGGTCCTTCCCAGTTATGAAGCTTATTATCGAAAATATAAGCAATTGTACCATCAGCTTTAGTAAGCTTTTTTGATGGAGTGTATTTGTGGTTTGATTTTTGTTCCATATTAAAATAAGTCTCCTGTTCCTTGATCATAAAGATACACATGTTTTTTAAATTCTCCAAGCACAGATTCAGCAACATAAATTGCTTGTGCTCCTGACACTGTAATTCCTCTTGCACTTAAAGCATCACCTACAAAATGTACATTTGAATAATCAGTTAATGCTAAATTACTATAATCTACTTTTACCTCAGGTGATAGATATTTTACTTCAGGAATGTAAATACCCCAATCATCTCCAAGTGTAGGGAATACTTTTTTCATATCCTGGATAAAATCCATGATGTATCTAAAATAACCTTCCATAGCAGGTTCTACAACATGAGCAAGTGTATCTAAACTAATTTGAGTTGCTGTTACACCATTACCTTCAGATGTTGTTGATGGTTGACGAGATGGACTATAATATAAACCAGTACCATTTGCTTGTACTTTATTTACTACATCACG